AGCACATCAACCCTTGCCACATCACAAAAAGATGTTGGCCTAGCCGGGGTCGCGTTAGCCATCTGGGAATTAGGGGATGTACCTTGTGAGTCCTTGTCCTGGATGTGAAGTTTGGATTGTTAATAAGGAATTAATGGGCTAATTCCTGTGTTCGAGGTGGAGTCCGCGATGTAATTTCGCGTCCGGTATGCATGTAGTCCTGTAGGCACCATTCAACTGCATACCTTCTGCGCAGCCCCGCACCTTAGGGAAATGGGTGGGACCCGCAGAAATAAAGGGGTGTATGGTATATATAATAATGGTTAAGTGACCATACACTGAGTGCTTCTTGCGCTAGAGATCTCTAAACAAGATCAAAGACGTTTACGAGATAGGGGTAATTCCGGTCTCTGGTTTGATGTTAAGAACCTAAATATACTGGTTAGTTTGAGCCACTTTCTAGTAGGCCATTAAAACGGTTTAAATTGGACTCGCCACTTTTAATTATTCGAACAAACCCAAACATTGCCTGTCTTCAAAGACAGTTCGTCGTACTGCCATTCAAAAGGCAGTACCGGTTTACCGTGGTATCAATGCCACTGTGAACACAAACGTTGGTACTTCTCCTTCCAGTACCAACTGGTTGCCGTGTACAACCGCAGCGAATTTCTCTGCTGCTTTCCCACTAACTACTAATAGTTGGTTTTACACACCTTCCCAATTTGGTGCCACTGTTAACACCCAGATGACACCTGAGGACCATTATGTGGTCATTGGGGCTAAGCCTGACACTACATGGAAAGAGGCTCCACTATCCGATGGCACCACCATCGACCATCCTGGTGTCGGCTCTGGGCAGATCGCACTGCCCTCGTGTGACCCTTTGGATCCATACGTCTTCCTAGCTGGAATTCCAAGTGGATACGGGTATGGTAACTTGATTACCTACTCTACTGGGACATACCCTAGCACTGAGTACTTCCGTGCTAGATTTCTTGACCAAGGTTTTGCGTATTCAACCTTGTGTACGTTGAGTGGTAGCACTATCATCTCTGAGAGCACCAGAACTTATTATTCTGTTCCATCGCAGCAGATTGGACTTGGACGACTCCTGTACTTTTACGTGATTAACAATGGAGGCTTCACTGGTTCTAGCGCCAACTGTTATCTATGGGTTAATAACCAGGATAATGATGATTGGATCTTGCGTGGTGATACATCAAGTGCGCAGGTTCAGATTAGCGGATTTCGCATTGTTAATCCGCAAGATTTGTTCTGGAGTGCTGAGGCTACTAGTGCCGTCAAGGGTGTCTGGGATAACTTCATGGACAGCACTACTGACAATAGTTTCCGCACGAGTCGGACCAAGGCCGGTATCTTGTGCATGTCGGGTGAAACGTATGACGCTTTCTCGCCCTACTATTTCATCCACTGTGGTACTATTCCTGGAGGCGTGTCCACCACGTTCTCAACCAGTAGTGCCTATTGGATGTTTTACAAGTGGCTCGAGGCACTTTATTCCATACTTCCTGCTATGGGATTTGAGTTTTACGTCTCCTTTGAGGATTCTATCGGTTGTGTTGACTTCCATATCGTCGAGCTTTTTGCCTCAACTAAGCGTGACGTTGTTAAAGTGTTCAAATGTGCATCGCAGTTGAACGGTAACAATGGTGAGGTGACTAACACCGACGATATGCCTCCTAAGAAGCAAAAGACCACCCAGAAACCACCGAAGAAGAAGGGTGGAGGAAAGAAGAAGGGCAATAAGAAGCCCGTCCTCCAGCAAGGTTTAGTGGTACAGAAGGCACCAGCACAGAAAATTCCTCACACCGTGAAGATGTCACGTTGTTGCCGCACCTTCCTCAAAGCAGCCGTCGACCCATTCAACTGCACTGGTATGGATGTCTTCCTCCCAGTGGGACAGGCTATTGGATCTCAGCGCGTGCAGGCTTTCATGCGTGTGCTGGTTACTATCGGCACTGCTGGAGTAGGGTTCATTGGAGTGGTACCTACAGTATCATCAGGCTCCAATTGTATTTGGTACACAAACGCATCATATGCCGGTACCACATTCGTGCCTTACACTGATGTAGCTTCGCCTATTCTGTCCACTGGTGTTGTGGCTAGCACTCTCAGCAACTTGCCCTATGGTCAGTCGGTTATCTGGCCTAGCGATGCTGGTGAGTCATACGGGACGGCCCCACTCAATTGCAACTGTGTTGCATGGGGTTTATCCGTCATGAATGCTTCTGCTGAGGTCAACTTGGGGGGAACGATTACTGCGTACTCTGATCCTACACGCACTTCATTGTATGGTGCCAGTCAGGCTGACATATCGACTTTCGCAGCTGCTCAAGTGGTGCTTGGCAGCCGACAACGGGTATACCTCACTATGTACCCTTTGGAGGAGAACGAGTTCGAATTCTCCCCAGATGCTCGCAACCAGAGTGGTGGTACTGTCAACATAATGTACCCCCAAACTGTGACGTTGGGAACGCCAGCCTGTACAAGTACAGCAGTTCCAGCTATCAGCAATCTCATTATGTTTACTGGTATCCCCGGTAGCCAGTATTTGTGCCATATCGTGGCCTTTAATGAGTATTATGGCAAGCAGACTCAGACTGTCAACAAGAATAAAGTCAGCGACCCACAGGGGATGGCAAAAGTTGTTGACATTCTTGGACGCGCCCGCACCTATTGCCAGGAGCAGGGGCGTTCTCTGGCTACTGCCGTTGTTCGTAGCGAGCAGCTAATCGCACGTGAATTGCACGAGTACTGAGTGCTGTCGGCGACCTGGGTCGCCGACACACACACTTGTGTAAGCCAGTTGAACGGGGTAAACGGTGAGGCTACTAATTCCGATGATGTTGGGTCTGGTATCATCTGTGGTGCACGCAGATGTACCGCTGCCACCCATTTCCATCGTAAGGCCGCTAATGCCCCCGCCAACGGGGCAGCTAAAAGGATCATGGAGAAGGAGAAGATATGCAAGAACGTTGTCCCACTGGATCAACTCGAGGCTTGTAAGGACGCTAAGACATGCTTGAGTCGCTTTCCTGAGTTACCTCACTATCATTTAGATAGACGTAACAAATGGACCGTTAATGCTATCACCCAATCCATAATTGACACTTTCGAGGAGACCGAGGGGTACAAGGACGCGATGAAGGAGTTGGATGAACATCGCGCAGCACCTCCTGACCCTAACAAAGTAGGTGCTAAAGTAGATGCAGAGAAAACTGCGATCCTTAAAGCATCTATTGGTCTGGAACCTCCCTTGATTGGAACTGTTAGCGCTGCTGCCACCGATGACAACCCTGTTCAACCCGTTTCGCGAAAAGAAAGGCGAAAAGTAAAGCAAGGTGAGTTGAAACCAGCCGATAAGCCCGCACCACTTAACAATGTACCTGCTAATGCAGAGCGTGGTGTTGATTTGCCTATTGCTGTTGAGGATGTGGTTCACGACCCTATTGACAATAATGCCCTTAACAATGTACCCGGAAGAGAGCCGGAGCGGGACGATGTCAATGAGGTGGTCGGTTTGGCCAACATTCTGGATCAGGTTGTGGATGAAGACCCAGCATTACCTGAAGCTGGGCCAGAGAACCCTGATCCTGATGTTGATGCCGATGACGACGACCAATCTACATCCTCAGATGGTGAGAGTCTCCCAAGTGATGGATTTTCGTTTGGTTTGAGTAGTTCTTCATCTGATGACGACGATGCTAGTACCAACGGTTTTGAGGACAGCGACGATGATGCTAATTCCGACGGCTCTGAGGACAGCGATGATACTGAGCTCCCCCCGCTCAGACGAGGTGAGGTCGTTGTAGACCCACCTATTCCCATCGTCGGCCCTGATCCCGTTGATGTAGTCATAAACGTCGGTCCAAACGCTGGACAACGATTACCTATGATACATGATGATCTTGTCGTTGGTGACCTTGATCCCAACGATGAGTGGTACCTTGAGTGTCCCACTGTGCAAATATACACAAGTATGCTGCACGACGAGCAGCGCAATTGGTTCCACAAGGGATTTGCTGAGTTCTGGGATTGGTTCTTCTCGATCGACAGACATGTTGTCACTGAGTCACCAGTTGATACTCCTATTATGAGTCACACTCGTTATAAGCAAACCATCTTCAACCTGTATCAGGGTAGCACGGTGCAGTTCAATCGGTCATCAAAGAAGTACCATACGCGCGGTTTTACTAGCATGTATTACGGTCGCATCAACCAGCGGTACCACCGGTTCTTGCTTCAAAACATCAAGAGTGGCGTTTTGAACCTCAGCGGCAAAGCTGTAGTGTTTATGGCGCAACAGATGTTTAGTAAACTGCATGATGAACATGGCAATGAGATCAATGACTTTAATAAGATGATCATCTTAGTCAACACCATCAACTATACTCTCGCTTTACGCTTGTTAACAGACAGCCTTTCACGTGCCTCGATTGGCTTTATGAGTGTCGTCCCTGGAGGAGAGACTCTAGTTGCGCGCATTCAGAGCGCGATTGATACCTAGGAATTAGTTGACCTAGGGGGAGTCTGGGCTATGGCAATATGGCCCAGATTCCCTACCGGGGTGTACAGTATTGGGATTGTACGCCGATACGGAACTGATTGCACTGTTCAAAAATTCTTTAACCCATCTAATCGCTTTATCTGTCGTGAATTAGTTGGTGGTGAAGTGCACCCAAAAGACAGATATGACCATTTTAAGGAGACAACATACCGGACTCATTATGGCTACAATTTTGCACACAATGGTGTCATATACCGTGAATCACCTGGAAATCTACGATATGCTTTGCGTCGGCTTATGGGCACAAGGATGCCTGATGGTTGTAATGACAACAGGACGGCTACCGCTTATGAACGCAACCTACGAGCAAGTCAAATCAACTATATTGACACCAATCGTAGTGTGTTACTGTCATTTCGCAATGACTTTAACATTCCTGATTTGCCGCATGATAAATTGGAAGAAGCAATTGAGTTAGCACATATTCCTCATCCAAAGAGGAAACTTAGAGCCTTAGCCTTAAAAGAGATTGACGATCATGGTCAAGCTGGAGACTATTGGTCTAGTAGTGTGTGGTGGAAGATGAAACTTGACGAGTATGCTAAGCCTGGAAAATACCCGAGAGTCATTGTCGACCTCGGTGTTGCAGCCTCTCTCGAGGCTGCTGCTTGGATTGAACGCGCTAAGAAGAGTATTGCTGACAAGATACTTAGGTACAATGGGTGGGTTTATGTGTTTTGCGGGACTCC